TTACTTTCTATTTCTATTCTGCCAACACTCAATATCTTTCAAAAATAAAGGCACTCTATTTTCCAAAACATTAAATGGTATTTTAAAATCTCGATCAACTAAAGGAATGGAACCATCCATAAGAGAAGATATACATGAGCTTTCAGCATCTAAAGGAAGAAATAAAGCATGATTATTAAACGTTTCTCTAAAAATAGGAATATCACTAAGAATAATTCTTTGACAACCACACGCAACAGCTTCAAAAGGAGTACGCCCAAACCCTTCGTATATTGAAAGTAAAGCAAAAGCGTGAGCATAATGATAAAGAGATACTAAACACTCATGAGTGACATATTCTGTGAATACGATTATGTCACTCATATCATTGATTAAACATAACAATTCTTTATCTTTCCCCCATCCTTTCCTACCCACAAGTACCAATTTCATATTTTTTTCTCTCAAAATGGGCTTTATAACTTTAAGCAAATATTTAAAATTCTTTCTTGGTTCAAGAGTGGATACGGAAATTATATATTTACTACGTTCAAGGTCAAACTTCTTTAAATATTCAACCGAGACATTATTCAAACATTCTGCAAATTCTGAAGAAATATTTTCACCACAATTAAAAACGGGAAGTGTTGTAACTTCAAATAATTCCTTCTTCACTGTTTCGGATATGGTTATTATTGCATCTGAATGTTTCAACGAAACATAGGTTTTGGGGGTATAATAATATTTTGCCGCAAAATTCTGCGTAGCTCTGAACTTTTTAAAAGTCAGATCATGAATGACAGGAACTATTTTCGCCCGTCCACCATATATATCTAAAGGAGGAGGAAATATGGGGAAAATTACCATATCAGCATCCACTCGTTTTATAAACTTAGTCAGCCTTGTGTTTTCCAATAATAAACGAAAAGTTCTCTCTATTATCACAGCATCCGGATTACTATCTATCTCATTCTCTACATGAAATATTGGTACAATTTTATGCCCTGTGCTTAACAATGCTTTGTACAGATCTATTGCATACATCTCCACTCCTGTACGTTTTCGCCCGTAGAGTGAAGTAAGGTCTATTGCGATTTTCATTTTGTATATTTAATGACTACCTCTTTTTTTATAAATCATAAATCCGGAAAAACGAAACGTGCCACTTTACAAAAACGACGCGTTTCAAAAAGTACAAAAACGACGCGTACCAGAAAAACGGTGAGCCCGGTCCTGTCCTGCATGACCAGAGCCCACCGTTTCCTTTTCGTTTGAATACCCTTTGAACGGTTTTAAAATATCATTCAAAAGCCATTGCCGGTTCAAAACAATTTACTATCTTCATACAGTATCATGCTGCCACACCTGTCACCTCATCCGGTACCGTGTATAGCATCATGTCCGTGTATCTGGCGTTATAGTTCACGCTTGCATTGAATTCCACCTTTCTACATCTCCCGAACGGGTTGCCGAGAAACGGGTTCCGGCCCATCCAGTCGCACAGTTCCAGGATGGAGGACTTGTTCGAGGTGAAGTACACGAACGCATGCCCTTTCAGCACGTTCAACACGTCCAGGTAGTCGGCCAGGCGCCAGTACATTTTGTAAGTTCCCACCTCAGTGGAAAGGTACGGCGGATCAACCAGGAACACCACGCCCGGAACATCCTTATAACGCTTGAACACCTCCTTGTAGTCCTCACTGGTCACGGTAAGCCCTTCCAGGTAATCCTTCGCCTCGGGATAGTCTGTCAGCCGGACAGTGTTCCAAAGATCCTCCTTTCTCATCCCTTCCAGATCAGTGACATAATTCATGGAAAACAGCAGGGACGAGGACAGCGTGATATAGTCCACGTAGCCGTGTTCCCTCTCCTCCCTTTCCAGACGTGCGAGCACTTTTTCGCGAGCCTCCCCGGTTATACGTTTCTTCTTGGGAACCTCCGCCACTATCCGGCGCAAATCGGACAACAGCGCGTTGGTGACCGGGATACTCGCAAGCCTCTGGCGGTAGTTGTCGAAATCGTTATACACGACGGCGGCATCGGGTCTGACACGCTTGGTGATATGTGACAGCAGGCCCGAGCCGCCGAAAAGATCCACAAACACGGTACCGTCCGGGAACTGGGCCAGCACCTTGATAAATTCCTTCGCGAACATGCGTTTCTGCCCCATAAAAGGTAGCGGGGCGGACAAATACATCTTTCTCATTTCATTTGCTTTAAAAACGGCCGCAAAGGTCACGAGAATCGGTGAAAGAGAGCGGAAAGTATGAACGCTTCCCGCTGCATGGCACGTACAGCGGTTACACGTTCAATTCGAAACGGACCGTCTCATCACCGGCAATCAGAGCACGGGTACCGGGAATGTTGTTCTCGTAGATATGCACGTTGCCCAGGTTCAGGGTGATCGACTTCAGGGGAAGTTCTATCTGCCGGGCCATCAGGTACAGGTGGTAAATGTCGGAAGGCAGTCCGAGGTTCGCATCACTGCTGCGCTGGTAGGCGGACAGCACCAGTTCCCCGTCATCCAGCTGGAACTGCACCAGACTCAGGCAGGGTGCCTGGTTGCTTTCCGCGCCGGTCTCACCCAGAAAAAGCACGTAGTTCTTACTGTTGCGTTTCTCCCGGTTGATTTTCGCTATCAACGGTGGTAGCTTCTCGAAATATGTCGGATAACTGTTCACCAGGATGGAACCGCAATAATCCCACCAGTTGATGCCGGCCTCACGGTATTTCTCCACGTTACGTTCCCCCTGCATAAACAGCTGGAGCTCGCTGCGAAGTTTCTTACGGGCTATATTATGCCCCTCGAATATGTCAAGCAGGTCTGCCGGTGTCAGCGACAGCCGCTCGTTCAGAAGGTACTGTATGTTTCCCTTCTTATTGGTCTGTGTCTTTCCCGTGGCAAGAATCTTGTCCAGGATACGGTAATACTTGTTCATAGCCTTTTCCTCCTAAAATTTGAAACGTCCTAAAGATAACAGGAAAAAGCCGCGTAAAACGCGCAAAACAGCCTGTTCACACTGCAGGCGTCTTGCAGTCGCTCCGGAAACGTTTCACCAGCGCGTACACCTTGCGTTCGCTTACCGAGTACTTCTCGGAGAGCACGGCCACGGCGTACGAAACCTTCTCGCCCTGCTCCAGCAGGCGGGTATAATCCGAATACAGGTCAATATACCGGGCGTCCTCAAGCCTGATCCCGGCAGCCTGGAGCCTTTTTAAAAGCTCACGATTAAACTTTAGTATCTCAATCACTTTCATACAACAAAATTTTAGTATCTTTGCGGCATCTCACTTGCTTTGCACACGTAATAAAAAAAGAGAACTCGCAGCAGAGGGTATTTGCCCCCGGTTGCGCGAGTTCTCTCGTCGTGTGTTAAAAGTAGGTGAGATGATTTTTAACAGGCCGGGGGCTTTTTTCTTCCCTCCCCCCGAAGGGATTCCTCAACGACTATTCCACTTGGTAATCCTCCGGATTAAAAGCGTCTTTCTTTTTCCAGCCATCGGCCAGTGTATCCTGGATATGCTTCATAGCCTTCGTATAGAAATCAGTCAGTTCCTCCAGCGTCTCGAACGTACGATAGACCGGCTGCTCGTCCGTCCCGAACTTGAACGTCACCGGAAGCGTGGCGCCGCCGGTCTGGACCGCAAGGTCATACGCCGCCTTGTAGTTGAACTGGTTCTCACTTGACAGCCATACCGGCATATCCTCATAGACAAACCCGGAAAGGATGGTCTCGTCCACCTGTTCGTTATACCAGCCGGTGATGACGGTCTTTATCGTTTCCGGAGTGGGACGGCCGATGAAACCCTCCTCCATGTAGGAGGCGGAGCCGTCCTCGCGTTCCCGCACGTCCCAGCGGACGCGCCATCTGTTGCGTGCCGGGCTCACGCACTCGATCAGTCTTATCCCGGATGTTCCTTCTACCCGTTTCATGTAAATACGTATTTGGTCCGACCCTTGCCGAAGGTCTCCGTCCGGATGGTAGTCTCGAACGGGAACCCGTCGGGCATTTCCTTCACTTGCGAGAGGATGTTCTTCATCTCCTCGCTGTTGGTGAAGAACTTCTTCGGCTCGCCGTTCATCTCGATGGCCACGATACAGCGGTCCTCTCCCTGCTCGGTCTTGATCCCCGTCTCGAAGTCCTTCACAATAATCGGTAAGTTTACCAGTTCCCGGATGCTTACCACCACCCCGGGAAAACGTTTCTTGCCGTCCTCCGGCTTGTAGGAAACGTTCAAGTCTTTGAATGATCTCATGTCTTTGCCTGTTAATTTTTTAAACAACGTATGACAGTCGGCGTGCTTTGCCATCCCGTAAAAGGACGCTACCAGCTCACGCCTCCTCCTTCTCGATTTTACCTCGTGCATCTTCCGGGCGAATTTCTGCTTGATGCGTTTGCGCAGACGGACATGGTCCGGACCGTAAATCACATAACCCAGAAAGTCGATACCCTCCTCCACCGGGAACACGCGCTCGTCAGATTTTATCTGAAGCCCGATCCGTTCCATTTGGGAGTGGACAGCATCACGAATCTTCCACAGTTCCGCTTTCGTTTTACCAAGCGCAAGGCCGTCATCGCAATAGCGGTAGAAATGACGGACACCGCACTTATCTTTCAAATAATGATCTAAAAAAACAGACAGAAGCAGATTGCCGGTAGCCTGCGAGCTTCTCAGACCGAAACTGATACCGCCCTCAAGCATCATTATAAAGGAGTTAAGAATTCCAAGCAGCTTCCGGTCCTTGAAGACACTGGCAAAGCACCACATGGCAAAATCCTGGCGCACATTGTCATAAAAATGATGGATGTCAAACTTGTAACCGTACCTTGTCCCTTCCGGATCCATCTCCATATCACGGCAGATGAACTGCATCAGGTCATGGGTGCCGCGTCCCCGGATGGATGCCGACGTCGTACGTATAAAACGCCGGCGCAAATGTTTGTCCACCACGGTCATGATGGCGTGTACGCCGATACGGTCATACATCGTAAGGATCTGCAGCTTCCTTGTCTTTCCGTATTCATGAATGATCCGTTCACGGTAGCCGCTGACACGGAAAGAGCCGTCCGATATACGTTCCGCGAGCTCCTTTATAACTTCCTCCCTGTGCGCGAGCAGGTAACGCCCCTGGCGGCTCCGTTTACGTGACGTTCCGCGAAGGACCTGGTTGAACGACTCCGACATGTTGGAGTAATCCACTATCTCCTCGATAATATAACCTTCTCTGCGCATAACTGTTCTTTTTTGGGGCCTTCAATCCCCCGGGCCCGGCTTCTTCGAACCGTTTCCGGCCTACCAAACCCTACCCGACACTTTGTTTTTCAGTTTTCCGGCCCAAAAGGCCGCTGTTACTGCGGCTTGCCCCCCTCGGCACCACGGTGGGGACAAGTCCCCGATGTTGTACGCCGATTGAAATTTCCTTTCGATTGTTGTCCAGACGAGAACCGATATTCGTGTTCGTATTCGAGGAATCGTTGTTCGCATTCGACATCGACACACCGCCATTCGGGTTCGCGTTGTTGTTGCCACGATAGACCACACGGCCTATGGGGAGGCGCCACCTTTCAAATGCAAAAGTACGATTTTTCAGAATCACCACTAAAAACCGGTTATCAAAAAATATATTTTCGACGGGCTGACGCCCGTAAGGAACGGCGTTCCCCTTGCCGGGGAACACCGGACGTTTTGTCGCTTCGCTCCCGCTTTGACGCTTTTCGCGACCGATCATGCCACCTCGCTTATCGCCTTGAACGCCACGGCGCTTGACGCCCTGACGAGCCTGCCGCGGAAGGCCAGACGAGAA